GATCGCCGTGGTGACAGCCTCCGCGAGTTTCGGGGCGTCAACTTCTCCCGATTCAGTGAGCGGTATCTGTTTCATCAGGGCATCGGTAAGCAGCTTGCCGGACGCTTCCGGTAACTTGGCCTTCCCGATCTCAGCCTTGACGTATTCAGACGCGGCACCCTCAGCGATCTTCGCCTTGAGTCCTGCGTTCTCTTCCTTGAGCGTCTTGATCGCGTTGGCTGATTCGGTGAGCTTTGCGCTCTGATCCTTTGCGGCCTCTTCGGTCTTCAGCTCGGTCTTGAGCTGTTCTTTCAGCTCAGTGACGATCTCCGGGAACTTTGTGCGGACCTCGGAGAGTGTGAGTGATTCCTGGTTGTCGTTTCCCATAATGTTCCTCTGGTTGTTCGGGTTCGGATCGTGCCGGACCTTCATCTCCCCGAACATTGTACGATAGTGCCCTTCAGCCCCGGGCACGGTCACAAAATCAACGGTGTTAAGCGGCGATGCCTTTAGCTCCTTGATGATCGGACCTTTCCGACCATCAGGGGCGGTCCCCTGTTCTGCGATGCCGTCAACGTAATGCGAGATCCCGATATGCCCGGCCATCGCCCGGATATCCTCAACGAATTTCGGGAGTACGCGGGCCTGCGTATAGACCCCGGGACCGTCCCATCCAGCAGGCTCATAATGGCCATCTTCGGTGAAGATAGCCGCGAGGGGAGATTCTCCGCTGATTGTACGGGCCGGCTGATTCTTTGCCGCCTCCCGGGTCGGGTGGTCAAGGTGCATGTGCATCCCCTCGGGGTATACCCGCTTCTTACAGGCTTCAGTGAGGACAGATTCAGAATAGTACCCCGATGACCCCCAGACCGGGGCGATGATGTGAACGTCTATGAGCATCCCGGAAGCATCAGATTTAGATGCTTCGATAAGCCGGAATGCCGCGATAGGGCTGTCGAAAATGGCGGTTTCTGTTGCCATTACGCATATTTGATACAAAAAGAGATATAAAGGAAAGTAAGCGGTATACTCAAAAAGATATATTACCGTCAGAGATATCAACGGGGCGGTATACCGCGCCTATTAATCATACAGGTGGGGTATCAAATAAGATTAAATAAGATTGAGTCTTATCATACTATATGGTAAAAACAAAAAGATGCCCTAGTTTAAGGACGAGTCAATCGGTTGCAACATGCGGAGCAAAGTTCGATCTGGATAAACTTGAATGCAATGGTCTATGTCCAAAGTCACGGGGGAAATTTGGAATAACCCAAACCTGCTGGAAAGTTCCAAAAGAGGAGTTTACGTTGCCATGAAAGAAATACCGCTCACTCAGGGAAAAGTTGCGCTTGTAGATGATGACGATTATCTGGAGTTATCAAGATTCAAATGGTACGCTACAAAACATAGTAATTCTTTTTATGCTGCGAGGAATTTGTCACGGAACAAAAGAATTGGACCCGCCCATGAATATATGCATAGGAGGATCATCGGTTTCCCCGTTGGTGTGGACCATATCGATGGAGATGGGCTCAATAACCAAAAATCTAATTTGAGGCCTGCGACTCAACGCGAAAACTTACAAAATTTACATATCCAAAAAACAAGTAGGTTCCCCGGAGTCCGTCGAGATAAAGCGTCAAACAAATGGAGAGCCGATATTAGGATTAATGGAAAACGGAAGTTTCTTGGAAATTTTGAATCTGAAGAAGATGCGTTTATGTGTTATAAAAGGGCTGTTGAAAATTTGGGGGAAGTGTGCATCTCACCTTAAACAAAGTGGAGCGTGGACCCTTCGACGGAATCCCGGATCAATGACCTGATATAGTGCGGGCTTAGCCGGGCCGAACTCTCCGCGTTTGATCTGCTTAATAATCTTCCGAATTGCGATCCTCATGTTAGAAATAAGTAACATTCATAAGTATATAAAAGTTTGTTGAAAATATGGGCGGTGGAAATAATGGGAGCGTTCACCAATTTCCTTTTAAAGCACCGGGCCATAACTGGTACGGTTCTGCCCATTGCCAATATCCATGAATACGAGATCTGATTAATTTTAACTGTAGGAATCCAAAAAGTAAAAGGTCTGCTTCCGGGTTTATTTCTAGTTCGTCCATTATTGTGACGTAAGCGTCTACGATATATTTCATTTCGGCTCGTGCCGCTTCGCGCATCATCATTTCACCTCAAAGTCATCAAATTTTGTTTTGTCGGACATTTGCCATATCCTTTTTGACAACCGATTCCTTATTCCAATCGCACTCCCTACCCCACGGACAGCACCACGGGCGAGTTATTGACCTTATTGCCCCGGGAAGCGTAAGTTTACAAGGTTTATACCCAGCTCCCCTGCACGCCGCATTTTCGCAAATCCACGTTGTCATGCGTCGATCACCGTCAATCACACGATCCGTATTTAACCTCTGGTTTCCAATCGGGATTCTTAAACAGTTTCCGGCACACCGGGCAGGTAATCCACCGTGCTTTACCCTTGTACGTCCATTCGTGCTTGCAGTCTTCTCGCTGGCAGGTTGTCATAGTGGGAACCTTTTGAACGTTGTCGATCCGCAAGAAGTGCAATGCAGTTCATGGATCCCAAGGGCGTTTGATGTCGCTATTGTAGTTTCACGTTCGCAGCGTTCACAGATCACCTTAAATGCAAGACCCTGCGCAATAAGTGAGCCTAGAAGTGCTTTTTTCTCTTCTGCATCCATACTTATTATTACTACTTAATACTTAAAAAAGGTTATCTCTTTGTCGCCTGTTGGTATGCCATCCAACACCGGCATCCCGGGTCCGTTGGCGGTTCGGTGTGCCCGCTGCTGAACACATGCCCCATCGGAACCCAGCCCTCATCCTCGTTTGCGGTGTGCTCTGGCCTGACCTTCTCGTCCTTGCTGGTTTCCCAATGCTCCTCCATCGTTACGCCGTCATCTTCAAGTGAGCGGGCGAACAACTCATTCCCCTTCTCATACGATTTCCCGGTTTCATAGACGGCGATCCGTTGCGCACGGTCCCGGCTAATCGGGCCGTCATACAACTTCTGGATCTCGCGGGCGGTCTGGGAATATGACCAACCCTCATCAAGAGCGGTTCCGATAACCCGTTTGACACTATCTCCCGTCGTGCGATTGATGCCCTTGATATAGTCCACGCTGCCCCCGGTGGACCGGAAGTATTGCACGGATCGGGGATTGGCGAGGTTGAACGTAGTCCCGGCTTTCTTTGACGGATCGAACGGCAACAGTTTTTTGAGCTGGTCGGCCCCGGCTGAAACACCGTCAACCTCAGCGTTGAATACTACCTTCTGCAATTCGCCGATCGTTTCGTCCGATACGGTATCCCAGATGCGGTCAAACTGCGCGAGGGTGAGCTGGGTAGTATCCTCGGTCAGCCTGCGGTACGATTCAGCGAATAGGTACTTCTCTTTTGCCAGTGCGTCCAGGACAGCCCGCTTCTGGCTGCGGAAAAAGGCGGCGATCTTGGGCCGATGTTTGCGGGCCAGCCGGTCCTTCTGCCGTTGCTTGAGCGTACCGATTGCTGCGATCTGGAGCCGGGTGGCGGCTTCGGTGAGGGTCATCATTCCTTCTTCTTTGCCGCTTCTTTTACCGCTTGCGTCAGTTCCCGGGTTGCCAGCGCTACGTTGGTGAGATCGGTATCAGTGGTGACCGGTTCTTCTGAAGATACCGCGCCATTGTCCAAGGCCTCCCCCATCTCACCCAGATCTTCTTCTTTCGGTAACTTCCATTCCAGCGCCTCGTATCCGGCCTTGATATAATCCTTGCCCTTCATCGCTCCGGTCCACTGGCCGTTGCTCCATGCGAAGGCGTTGACGTTGGCGACGTATTGCTGCATGTTGTCACGGATGGGGGAGAACGATACTTCAAACTCATCGCTTTCCAGCGCGAACGCGAAGATATCAGTAAGGGCGTCTTTCCACCCGGTCTGCCGCTCCTCAATCATTGTGATGAACACCGGGGAGATCTCCTTTGCGGTTGCAAGGTTGCCTGTGCTCGGATCCATCGTGAGATACGTTTCCGGTACACCCGTTGCTGCGCATACCTGCATAAGTGATGCCCGGGCTCCTTCAATCCCGATGATGTTGCCAGATCCGGCACTGATGGTCTTCAGTTCGTTACCTTCCGTCGCCACAACCATAGAGCCTACGGGGTTGCTCTGGAGAGGTGTACCCATATTGGCAGTATCGCCACGGAACTGCGTGGCTATCTTTGACGATTGGCTGGCAGTGCCCTTTGTGGTCATCATGTGGCTGTATTTCCGGTATGCTGAGGCTATCGCGTGGAAATCCTCGATAAACTTCTCGTGAGGTTTCGCCCACCGGCACGCGGCTACGAACTCATTGAGCGCGAACTTGGCTTTCAGCGGTTTGCGGGCGGAAACGTGGTATACTATGATGGATCGATCGACATCATACTCGGTGCCTCTGAACTTCAGCCGGGTTTTGTCCGCCGGGATCTCTTCCGGGAGTGCGAACATTGACGGATACGCTACCCGGCGCTCTTTGCCCGCATCATCCCGCCATTGCCGGATGTAGAACAGCGGGCGTGCCGCATCTTCCGGATCGGTCATGATATCGGCAATCTCGCTGTTGCTCCACGCACGGAGCCCAACAGGATCCTTATCCC